AAGTGAGTTAGAAATGGCTAAAAATAAATTGAAGCAATTATAATGATCAGCATCAATGAAGTGACGAAAATTGATGAGAAGAGAAAACAGATCAGAAAAGAGATTTACACGCGAATCTACGAACAGTTTTCTCGGAAAATTAGACAATGTGTGGAATTGGGTCACAAGCAGGTATTCCTCACAGTTCCATCATTTGTCGTAGGATACCCAACATTTGATAGAGGTGCAGCTGCGAGATACATTATGAGGCAACTGAAATTGGGTGGATTTGACGTCCGACTTGTGAGTGACTATGATATGTACGTGTCATGGATAATACCCAAAAAAGCGAAAGAGAAGGTCTCGGAACCCGATGAGACAGAGTTTCCAGATCTCATGAACCTCAAGAAGATGGCAGATAAGTACAGGAGAGGTGCGTAGGAAGGCCGCTATTAAAAACACACTCAATGATAAATGGACAATCTTAACGTATTGTGTGAAGCGAAGAAAGAGTATATGGGTCAGCTTTACCTAATCATGTGTCCACCTATGATTGAAGTTTTCCAGGATATGTATGACGAAGCTGCGAAGCTTTCCAAGGGAAGAAAGACTCTCATTATGTTCCAAAAGTTGTTGAAGGAAGTACCAAACTGGTCCAATGCCATGTCTAAGCAGCACAGTGACAACATTGCGAACCGATGCGCTTGGTTCAGTGACCTACTCGCAGCGGTCTTTGTTGCCTCGACCAAGATTCTTTCGGCCGTTCGCCTCAAGGCGGATAACAAAAAGATTAGCCTCAAATTGCCAAGCAATGAAGTTTTCATTCAAACATGCTACAACAATGTGGCCAAAGATCTCTACAAAGATCCATATGTGTTCCATGAAGAGCAAAGTGAATACGCTCGCGATGAGGACTTGACCAGACGCTTCTCCGTGTGCATCGAAGCCACTGTAAAGGAGCTCATTCCTGTCCAGGAAATCCTCCAGACTTACATGTCTCAATCCGCGGAGATGCGAGACATTGACCTTGATGGAGAAGTCCAAGACAGTGAAGATCCAGATGTCTTTGACGGTCCCATGGAACCAGAAGCTCCAGAACCACTTCCAGAAGAGGAGCCAATGATGGGTGCTGAGGAAGAGCCTATCCAGCCAACTGGTCTTGAAAATGAATTCAAGACCGTCCCAGGTGTCCAAGACCCAGCTCCAGAGCCAGTCACAAATGCAATTCCAAGTGAGGAACCTTTGCCAGAGCCCATGGGAGAAGAGGATGAAGATGTCTTCTTCGGAGATGCCCCAGAACAGCGTGTAAAAAAAACTGCGTATAATTAAATGGAAGATCTCTCCGAATATCTCCGAGACCCAATGAGTGCTGCCGTCATTGCTGCGATCATCACCGCTGGTTACATTCATGTGAAGGCCCAACTCAATAATGAAGGCAAATTGGAACTTAACAAATACACCAAGCCAGCGGCCCTCAATGCGATCCTCGTCTATTTCATTGTTGCGAATGGCCTTGGTCAGAGAGAGGCTATCTCAAATGAACCTTTCTAAACTTAAAGATTTAACCCTACGAATAAGAAAATGGCGTCTGTCACTGCGTTTAATGACATGCTTTCCCAATTTCTTGTGGAATTGCACAAGACTTTTCCAGATGAAACCGGAATCAAGAAGATGACCGCGTCCTTTGAGATGCTCAAGAAGACGAACCCACGCCTCGTCGTTGATGGCTTCATGAAGGGTGTCACCCCATACGCTGACAAGATCTCAGCGAAGGATGAAAAGTTCATCCTCGAAGAGATTGAAAAGATTGAACTCCTCAAGGATCTCAATATCAAGAGCTACTGGGATCGTATGAGTCCAAACACAAAGGCTGCGACGTGGCAGTACCTTCAGACCCTCTACATGCTTGGTACGACGATCACCGCTATTCCAGCCGACACTCTCAACCTCATTGAGGGTATCGCGAAGGACTGTGCCGATAAGATGCAGACTGAAGGTGGTGAGATTGACCAAGACGCGCTCATGAAAATGATGGGTAGTATGCTTGGGGGTATGGCTAAAAAATAAACCTCGTGCTATACTAAATGAAGGCTTGGTTTGACGATCCTCAGCAACTAGTCAAAGCTGATCAAGTTACACAATTCTGGCCAAATCGTGATCAAACACCAGAAGACAGACTTAATGCCGCATCACGTTTCATAATTTATGCGTGTTGCATTATTTACCTTACACGTCGCGATCCAAGAATATTTGTTCTTGGTGGTACCGTTCTCGGCGTTCTTTATATTATGTACAAGTCAAAAATGATAAAAGAAACTTATGGGATGTCCGTAACTGGTGATGATAGGGGGTGCCAGATGCCAACCGAAGACAATCCAATGGCAAATGTTCTCATGACTGATTATGCCGATGCTCCAAATCGCCTCGAAGCGTGCTACTACCCAACAGTAAAGCCCTTTGTTAATGCGTATGTAGGAGACCGAATTCCATACGACGGTGGTCGTTCTGGATCACCCACAGTCGCCGCTAAGCGCAATTTATTTGAGCGCCAATTCGTTTCTTCCCCAATTTCAAAAATTCCAGGAGACCAAACTGCTTTTGCGGAATGGTGCTACGGTCCAAAGAATGGTCCAACTTGCAGAACTAACCCAGAATTGTGTAATCCAAATGCCCGTGGTGTTCAGCTCGAAGCCTACGCCGGACTTGATGCTTCTGGAGATATGAGATCTTCAAGAGGTAGCTATGCTGCCGTGTCTACATAAATATTCTCATGTAATAATAAATGGCATACCAACTTCAGCCTGGTCTTGCGATTGTTCAAAACTCAGGTGCACTCCCAGCGGTGAAAGCGACTGAAGAAGTCTTTGTTTATCCTCAGCCCAGTTCCTTGAACTGTGGTGGATGCCGACCAAACACTATGTTGTATGGTACAGCTCCATACATGGCTGGCAAGGGTTCCCCAGCGCAATACATTGATGTGAGTGACCAACTCCGACCACAAGCGACAACTCGATTTGGAAAGGTCATTGTGCCAACTTATGAACGCAACCTTTTCCCACTCAGCAATATGGAATGTAAGGTTCCACTTCGCACCATTAGCTACGAACCAATGAGTACCCGCGCCGAACTCCAGAACGGACTTTTTCAGCAAAGATACGCTAATAAAAATGTTACTAAAAAATAAGAATGGCAGATCCCATTTCACTTGCCGCCGTTGCTGGATTAATTTTTGCCGGCCGAGCATTGAGTAATAAGTCGGAACCACCCGTCGTGGAACAAGCTGTTACTGAAGCTCCACAGCAACCCGATGCGCCCGAATTCATCGAAAGAGATTTCGAACCACGTATTGAAATCCAACATAAGAGAGAAATGGAGAGTTTTGCCGATATCGCCTATCAGCAAAGAAGTAGTGGACAGGAAATTCTCAATATGCGCAACCGTATGTACGACACGGGTCGCATGAACAATCTTTCCCCAATCGAAAAGCAAATGGTTGGTCCAGGTTTGGGTGTTGGATCTGAAACACCTGCCACTGGTGGTTATCAACAGCTTTTCCGTGTGAACCCAATCAATGTTGGCGAATATCGTCTGACAACTCTCCCAGGTAGATCTGGTCCAGCCGGGGATACCACTGGTGGTCGATCGGCGGTTGTTGGTCAATTGACACACAACAAGCCAGAAACTACTGCTCATCTTCCATCTCGTCGTCCAACCATGGCTGGACGCGCCCAAGGTATGTCGGGCGCTGTGCCACGTGCGAGTCACCAAAAGACGATGCGAACCACAAACAGATCAGAAACTGGTCACCGCGACGATGCTTTGGGTTTCAACGGCGCCAGGCGGTTTGTTCCAGCCCAAACGATGCCACAAGATCCAACTCGCTTCAAGAGTGATCGCAATGATACACAATTTGCTTACTACAGTCGCGCGGCTCCAGGTATCACCAACTTTACTGGTGCTTATATGACAAGTGCCGCTGCTCGAGTGGGTACAAAGAGTAATGAAGAACTTATGAAGTATGGCTTTAGACCAGAGGACAGGCGTGGTAAAGCGAACCGTATGGGTAACCCAGGCCGTATGAATGTACGAGAGACTGCCCTCAAGCAAGGTGGGCGTCTCACAACTGCGCGTGCCGATACTTCTCGAATTGATGGTCGTTTTGGTACCGCAGACGGTGGTTGGACACAGAACTACCAACAAAAACCATTCCACCAATTCAATGCTTACAAGGGTCAAGAGAATCCCAATTCGCGAAGCTTGGACCTCGCCAAGAGACAACTTCAGAACAACCCATTGTCACATCACATCTATTAAGTACATAATAACAACTTATAGACAAAAACAATCATTAAAATATTGTGCCTATATTTTAATGAAGGTTCATACCCTTGACATAGATTCAGGTGAGAGAGATACAAATGTATATTCCTACGCCAATAACTATACTGTGACTCTCAAAGAACCTATCTATGACGTTACACAAGTTAAATTGATATCAGCGCGCATACCAACACCGCAATTGACGACGTGTGCTACAAACAAGACGTTTAATATTTACGATTCTGGTGCACCCGATGATACAATTGAAGTTACCCTTGACGAGACAAACTATACAAATGGTACCGCTTTGGCTTCTGATTTGGATACTAAGATGCAACCTCCACTCACGTGCATAGACTCTGTCGTGTTTGATTCCGACACACAAGCTCTTACATTTTCAAATACAGAAGCTAGTAACACATTCACATTTAAGTTTTTTGATGGTACAAATGGGTATCTCAGTAACACATACGCGACAACACCTCACCAGGTTATGGGGTTTTCTTCAAAAAATCCCACGGTTAGTGACACTGTGATTTCTGGGGCTATCAATTTGGAAGGCCCTAATTCCCTCATTCTTCGTATGACATCGGGTTCCGATGAATTCACAAAAACTGTATATTCAACAACACCATTTTACACAGGTCATATCCTAATGAATGGTACCGATTATTTGAATTACCATCACGCAGATGATCCACTTACACACGAATTCTATAAAGGACCACAAAAGTACATCAAATACATCAAGTTAGAGTTCTTCTATATGAGTCACGGACGTCTTATTCCATATGATTTTAGGAATCAGGATCATATATTAAAGTTTGAAATTACAGGTTCTACGGACAAATTAGAGGGTCTACCAAAAGTTCCAGAAGAGGCTGTCAAAGACGAACCAGAAATAAACATCCCTGGGGTGGTAGAAGATGTTTATAAGTGGAAAATGGAACATATTTCCATTGCGTTGATTACTTTTATTGGTCTTCTTCTTCTGTTCCTTATGCGTAAACGCCCCAAACTTAGCGGGTAATCGCGAAGACTGGTTGCGCTGGCTTGGAGACGCGAGTGGAGATGTTAGAGATGACCATGTAGACCGCAATGGACAACAAGGTGGTGAGGACCGCAGTGAGTGTGTACTGGGTACCACCGTTCTTTGGCACCTTGATGACCTGTTGGATGACCCAACGGACAAGGTCCATCCAGCTCATCGCCGCAGCGAAAGAGAAGCCCGCAACGATAGCGTTGAGGGATTGGGTTTCCAATTCTTGAGTCACAAGGTTGACAGTCTTGAGGGCGGTGGCAGTCATGTCAGACATGGTGAGAGTTTTATATTATAGAATAGGAAAATTTTTTACTCTGGTAACAACTCTTCTTTCTTAACTATTTTTTTGTATTTGGGTTTCCTGACTACACTTGACTTTGCGAATATTTGTTCTTCGTCTTCGGAATCTCCATCAGTGCTGCTATCAGAATCACATGTAACTTTGAAAGACTTGTACTCTGAGATTGTCCAACCTTCAGGCTCCGATGTACTCATTACTATTAATGGCATTTTTTAACATCTCTTCTACCGGACTTTGGGGTGTCCAGCTGTCCCAGCGATCATAGGCTTCATTTATCTGTCTAAAAGTGGGATCTTCACCCGTGTAACGCTCAAAGGGTGGACATTCTCCTGGTTCAACTTCTTCGAGATCCTCTTCGTCGGATGATTCTTCATCATACACTTCTGGACAAATCGAACCAATGTTTTGACCGACTGTATACATTACACAGTACTTGATGGCGTATTCCATATCTTCACCAAGTACTGTATCACGACCACACGCTTTTGAGTATTCTGCGGCAAGAATCATACTTCTCTCAAGAACTGGAAGAAGAATATCCATAAGAGCGTTCTGCTGAGATTCTTCATACGCTCCCGAAGATTCACCAAAACCAGTTTTCATAAACATGTCTTCTAATATTTGAGATCAAAAAGAGTTTTCGCAGTTCCCCCACCTACACGCAGAATGTTGTGACTTATGGCGTACACTCTAGCTTGTCTTGCATAATCAGTGCACGGGGTGAGACTTAGGTTTAGAATTTGTTCTTTTACAAGACTAAAGTTTATTTGCCCAGTTGGATACCACTTCTCTGGTTCAAGGGCAAATGAATAGCTATAGAATCTTCTCAGAAGTTGTGTTTTTGAGTGATGAATAGCCGCCTGGACAGCCTTGAGAAATATAACATTTCCAGTATCTTGTGTGATTATTGGTTGACCATCAAGATCGAGGGTAAGATATTCAAGGTTTTCATAAAGTATGTATTTATTCCCAGTTTCTTCCAATGTATTGTCATAGTCAAATGGAGTCACAAACTCACCTTCCCCAGTGCCAGTGTCACCCTGACGCTGAATAACAAAATAGAGTTCCTTGACGGGATTTATAAAGTCCAGTTTAAATGATCCTTGAGTAACACCTTGGTCAATATTAAAAATGTTCTGTTGAACTTGTGTGATAATATAATCCCTATTTTCATTTTCAATTTTGAGTCTCTCACATGGATCGAGGAAGCAAACTTCTGTACAAAGTTTAAATTCTTTGAGGTTTATACTACCAGGTGTTACGGGTTGAAGTTCGCCAGTTGTACCTTTTATGATTAAATGGTCGTGGTCCCGTAGTTTAATTTCAATTTCGACTTCTTGATTCTTGATCGCACACAATGGTATAGCCAATTCCGGATTATTGTAAAAGTAGAATGGGAGATCGACAAAGAACTCGTCTTCTTCGTCAGCCGTACCAATACTTGCGAGTATTTCATAATCCGAAACTCTTGAAGCAATAGCTCTCTCTGGATATTTTCCGATTAATTGTTTAAGGGCTCTTTGTTTCGTTTGTGTGACATTATGTTCCGAATATATTTGAAGGTAATCACTTGGTATTCTTTGTATAACTTTTCCACCGATTATCAGATCCGCATATTCTATGAGTGCATGACCTATTGATTCTATAAATGTTGGAGCTGTGTATAGAACAGTTGAAATTGTTGGTAATTTAACTTTGACACTAATTGTATTGAGAGTGTCACCTACATTTTGTGGTATCCTAAACCTGACCTTACTTCCAAAGTCAGCTGTGTGTTCTGGATCTATATCCACATATTCTCTTGCAAAGTTTGAATGCTTCTTAAAACTTTGCAAAAAGTATGTGTAGTCTGGATCGTATGTAAAGAACCTGTCTTGAGGTCCAGATGCTAAAAGCTGTACACGACCAGCCATTACTACTATATCTACCTAAAATTTTAAACCAGCTAATCCACCATCGATACGAAGTACATTATAATTGACTGCGTATACTCGTGTGTTATTGTCATCAGTTCCATTAATTGGACTTATTGATATAGTAAGTAGTTTGTGTGCTATTCTACTCATGTTTACCTGTCCAGTTGGATAATGAACTTCTGGATTTAGTGCAAAACTATATGACGCGAATTCTGATTGTTTATAATCTGTGCCGGCTACATACTCTGGTGGACTTATGTGATGTTTGAGAGATTGTTCATATACAAGAAATTTTCTATCTCTATCAAATACAGTTTCATTGTTGAACTTTAATTTTACATTTGTTATTGTGTTGTAACGATTTGGATGATTATCTCTCACCGCCTTTTCAGATTGTGAAACAAAGAAGAGTTCCCTCACTGGATGTGAAAAGTTGAGCATCACCGACTTTGTGTTTTCACCAACTTTCATGACGAACTTTGACATTTGTACTTGGGTAATGACATAATCAATTGGTCTGGACATCAAAAAACTTTTTTCAAGATCAGTTAAGAATACAAACTCTGTATCAAGTGAAATCTTTTTAAGATTTGCATTCACACCAACAGATGCACCACCTTCAATAAGCTCCGAGAGTGGTCTCAACTTTAATCTAACTTCAATAATTTGCTTTGTGAGAGCACATGTTGGAATAGCTAGACTTGGATTACGATAAAAGTAAAACGGAAGATCCATAAAGTATGTGTTATCGCCAATATAAGAAAGTAATTCACCATGACCATTTAAAAAGTATACAGTCTGATCTATGTCGTCATCTGTATTGTGAAGTTGTTGATGTATATAGATGTACTCACCTGTAATCTTCTCAATAGTTTGACCACCAATGAGGAGCTCGGCACTTTCCACAAGGTGTGATATGATAGATGGACACCATTCGTCACCACTGGGCGTTGGATCATCGAGGGTAACTTTAAGAGTCATATTCTTAACAAGGTCACCTTTATCATTTGGAACACGACACGTAATTGTTTTTCCAAAAGTAGCGTCTCCATCAAATTGACTTTCAACATAATCAATAGCAAACTTTGTATGACGCCTAAAATTCATCAGGAAATATGAAAATTGTGGATCTCCTGTAAGCCATTGATCTTGAACACCAGTGGCAGCAAGTCTCAAACGACCTGACATTCCTACAGTATGTGAGTAAAATTTTGCTAAATAAAACGGTCCACTACAGTAGAATGAATCTTCAATTGAGGAAATTCAAACCCGAAACTATGAGCGATGATCGGGTGTGTGTTTTTGTAGGTAAACGGAACACAGGGAAATCAACCCTTGTGAAAGACATCATGTACTACAAGAAACACTTACCAGCCGGAATTGTGTTGTCTGGTACAGAAGAAGGTAACCATTTCTATTCAGAATTTGTCCCAGACTTGTTTGTGTATGGCGATTATGACAGGGATGCGATAGAACGGGTAATGTCCAGGCAGCGTAAATTGATAGGTTCGGGTAAAACAAATTGCGGAGCTTTCATGCTTCTTGATGATTGTATGTATGACAGTAAGTTCCTCAAGGATACGTGTATCAGACAGTGTTTTATGAATGGACGTCACTGGAAGATCTTCTTTATGTTGACGATGCAATATGTAATGGATCTTCCACCAGCGCTACGGGCGAATGTGGATTATGTATTTGTTCTCAGGGAAAATATCATACAGAACAGAGAAAAACTCTATAAGTCATTTTTTGGTATTTTCCCAACTTTTGATATGTTTAATAAAGTGATGGACGCATGTACAGAAAACTATGAGTGTTTAGTCTTAGATAATACCGTTAAGTCCAATAAAATACAGGATTGTGTATTTTGGTACAAGGCGTCGCTTCGCAAAAACTTTAGAGTTGGTAGCCCTGATCTATGGAGACTTCACCAAAAAATGTACAATCCCAAGTACCTCCTCCAACACAAGGAAGATGATGCCAAGAAGGCTACTAAAAAGACAAATCTCAAAATTACAAAGACGAAATAACAAACAAATATTCTGTAACTTTACTAGGACGATTTTTTAGATTACGACTTCCTTTGTAACATTCGTAATCAATTTCAATTTTTTCATACTTGTATGGTTTAAGTATTTCTTCCCATACTTCAATAGTTATAAACCCTTCATTATTGTATGACACCAAGGTATGTTTAGCCTTTTCTGTAGCTAGCTTCAAGGTAAGTTCCATAGCTTCTCTAATCTTGTTTTTAGAGTTGTACTGACTTTTGTTCCAGTTTCCGGGGATACCTGATACTTTTGAAAGTGTATGAGGTCTCTCATTGGTACAAATTAGATTGAGCATGAAATAGTTCGATCCATATGGATGTTGATTATATGGTGGATCTAGATAAATGAGATCAACTTTTGGTAAGTCCTTCAAAAAGTCACACGCGTCTTTGCGATGTATACAAACTTCTCTGGGGCGCTGAATCCAAATTGGTGTTTCAACTTCAATTCGTTTCATAATTCTATCTTGAGCGTGACCATTTTTACCTCCCCAACCACCTTTGTGAAATCCTTTGAAAACACCCGATGTATTTGTATGAATGCTCGCCTTTACCAGGAGAGGTCCAAGACAATATGGTTTAATGTGTTTGGGGACACACTTCTCAATATAATCAATCATTCCATCAATTCTTCGAGCATTTTCTGGAGTGTAAAAACACCGGTCGCATGTATCACTCGGTGAATACAATTCTGTGATTAGACCAACTTTGTCTGGACAGTTATTCATGGCTTCTATATGTTTATCTATGTCTTCCTGATCCACCCAATTCGGTGATTCGAGAAAGCATTTAGAAAGAACTTCACAATATCTTTCAAGATCATTTACGTGTAACTCATCACAATGAGTCAAGAGCATTCTTGAAACTACACCAGAACCAGAAAAGGCATCAGCACATGACTTCGGATTTAGTCTTTTAACGACGTCTTCTATATTGTGTACAAGTTTTCGTTTGTTCCCAATATATGTAATTAATGGTTGTTGAACATAATTAACCATTCTTAATTTTCTATCGATTTATTTCTCTAATACAGACTGCGTCACTAACATTTCTCAAAAACATTGAGATATACTAAATGTCCACGGATATTAATACACTTAATTTATCAGACAATGGTGATGGAATGGTTCCACTTAATGATAATCCAACCACAAACTTTGTGAATAATTCTCAACCTGAAAAAAATGTGAGTGAAAATAAACAGACTATGGACTCTACTCCAATCAATGACATTATGATGGAACCACCAATGATGACGGATGAGCCCAGAATGCAAGGCATGATGCCACAAATGACTGCCCCACAACCCCAGGGTGCGTATGCGATGCCACAACAAGAACAGAAGGCCCCAGAAAGTAAGAACCCATTCAACCTT